TGCAGCGTGAGCAGAATAAGATTTTTCGTATGGAAGTAGATTGTATCTATACCCATCTTCATTTATATCACTTGGTGATTTATAAGGATAGATACTTGATATGATTGGATTTGATTCGTCAACCGAGTCTATTGGTATGAATATTGAAACTCTTGCGTTTGGTAATCCAAATCCGTTATTTTTGGTAACTCTACCAACAACAACACCATACTCGGCACAACTTTTAATATATACGTCTTCTTGTTGGAGTTTTAACGATAAAATCTCCAAAAATTCAAACTCTTGGTCAAGTTGGATATTAATTGTTTTATTAATACCTAACTCGGTTCTTATTCTATATGATTGACCCATTAATTTCCTTTAGTTAATAAATAGTTTATGTGGAATTTTTAAAGTCCCGCATACCAAATAATAAACTAAAGAAAAATAAAATAAACTTGTTATGAGAAAGTAATGGATTGGAAATTCTTGACAGAAACTCTGATGTCTTTGTTTGGATATCTTATCTGATAAACTTGTGAGGGTTGAGCAAAAATTGTATCATCAATAGGACCAATTAATTTTGTTTCAGGATTTGAATACTCCATTGAGGTTTCAGCTGACGAGTATTGTCCCCCTACTTCATTAAACACATCTATGTTTGAAACTGTTAAAACTCCATTTGTGTTTTGTATTAAACTTCTTAGTTCAGAAAGATAAACATTCTGACCTAATTGTCTTGTTTGAGGATTTAAATATGCTGACACTTTATCAACCACACTTGCAATTACTTGTCCTGAATTCTGAGCAGAATCCAACACAATTGAAATATCCATACTCAAGTCAATAACTTCGGCACTGAAAATTGAAATATAATCATTCATCATCCTATAATTTGACAAATAATTTGCAATATTCTGTTTCAGTGTGTTTGAAACAATGTTGGTCAACTTACCTGAAGTGTCGTAAGACAATATTTGAATTAGGATTTTATTGTCGTTTTCAGTAATTGAAACTTTAGCTGGTGCTCCGAATTGAGCTGGCATGTTTCTAATTAATGATTCATAATCTTGAACTGTTACCGCCCTTTTTTGAGCCGCAAAGTTAAATGAAACATAATTTCTAATTTCTTCTAATGATGGTAACCCCGCACCACCAACCGCTGCGGTTACGTTAACACATCTTAATGAATTAACAACTGATGAGTTTGTTGTCTCAGATGGCCCATTAACAAAAAACGATACTGTACCGAGTGAATTAATCACATTTGTACCTAAGTTTGTTGCAAGTCCACCACCAACTCTATACTGAATAAAGAGTGTTGAGTTTGGTGTTAAAGTGGAACCCAATGAAAGGTTATTTGAATATTTTTGTAACTCTAAAGTGGTTCCTAATGTTGTAAATTGGTTCAATTGGTCTTGAGCCGTGTTGGTTCCCCCACCGAAAGTCATCTTTTTAAAACCTTCAGGAGTGTATTCTGTTATAAATCTGTTTTGAGTCTGAATGTATTTACCAACTTTAATACCTGGTTGGTCTGAAACTTTTGTTGGGTCTTCAATAAAAACCCTATCTTCCGCCAATGCATCAACTTCATACCATCTATTATCCAAACCTAAAAATTCTGCAACTGATGGAGTATTCGTATAACTTGTACCGTTTTTTAATAAAACACTTGTAATACCTAATACATTTTTTTCGGGTAAAAACAATTCAAAGAAAGGTTTAACGTCATTAGCACCAATTACTTTTTTGAATACTTTAGTAATACCATTAACAACAACTTCTCTTTTTGTAATTGTGTAGTTAATTAATACGTTATTAGCATTAAAGTTTGGTATTTTCAATCTATTAGGGAAACCTTGAGCGTTGTATGGTGACGCAAAGTCAATATCATATACGTTTTCAAAAACAATACCCGCACCAACAACCTGAGACCCTCTTGATAATGTTCCAAGATATCTTTCATCTTCTTTATCTCCAAACGCAGGAACTGTAATTGAAAAGTCAACTAAAGCAACTGATGGTCTTTGTCCTGGTAATTTTAAACCATACGTTCTTGCAATGTTATATATTGAAGACCTTTGTTGTGCATATTGTAATACAGTTTCTTGGATACTTCTATCTATGTTGTAGTGTAAGTTGTCCGCAACCGCGGCGTTTAAATCAAGGAAAACTGAGAAAACTGAAGCATCGTTAAAATCCTGAATTAAATCAGGATAGTAAGTTCTGGCATAGTTTAAGAGTTCAGTTCTAATTGACTGATAATCCCTACTTGAATATGATATTCTGTTATTTGCCATTTATATTAAATATTGATAATTACGAAATCACTTTGACCAAAAGTTGAACCGTTGGTTGAGTAATCTAATCTTATTTTTGCGGTGTATTCTGATGTACCTTTACCAGGAAATCTATAGATTGAAGATTCACTTGTTCCAACAGTATTTTGACCTGTTGCAATATCGGCCTCTTCTTGTGGGTCAGCTGGAGTTATAGTTAAACTATTAACCAATAAGTTTGGCATAAAGTTTTCAATCGCATCTCTAATATCAGATTCTATTGCATTGAAGGTTAGTCCATCAAATGGTTCAAAAAGAAATTCATATAATCTTGTACCGAATTGTGGTAAAAAATATCTCGACCCTTTTCTTGTCAATAACAAATGAATTAGGTCGGCCTTTATTTCTTGAGCCTGTAATTCTGTTAGCTCTAAATAATCTCCTCTTCTAGAATCTCTAAAAGGAAAATTAATACCATATGTTATTCCATTAGCCATTATCAATAAATATAGTATTATTCTTTTTTTAGTGTAGTATTCCCTTTTTGGTGAATAGGGTCGTATGCACAATGTTTGCATCCGTTTCCGCAACAACTACCCCTCTTAATATGATATGATTCTGTCATAACCAATTTACCATCGTCAAAATAAAAGTCCGTTGGTTCGTGATTACTTAACGTAATTCTTTTAACATATTCTTGGAATACCCAATCTTCAGTATTTTTAATCATTATTATCTATAAATAAAAAAGGAATATGTAAGAAATACATATTCCCTTATTATTAAAATTTAGTTTCGTTTATTTTATTTCACATCCAAGAGCTCCACACGCGATTTCACCACTCAAATCAGTTTCATCTGTTAACTCAATAACTTTAGATAAATCAATTGAATGTAGTTTTGAAAATAATCTTTCATATTCTTCTTTCGTACAATCGGTAAAAGGTGCTTGAATATATGTTCCACCATCATAAGGTAAAACTGATAATCCATTATAGAAGTCACGGTTTTCCCACATCCATTCACCAGCCAAATCCCAATCTTCAGGTTTCAAACTAATTGTCGCAGATACGTTGTGACTGTTTGAACCACTTCTGTGACCAGGTTTAACCCATTCTTGTGTGATTTTTTTAACACGTTCCAATAATTGGAATGGACTTTCGGTTCTCAAAATTGCTCCTTCAGGTGCTTTTTGTGGAACAGAAATAACTGCAGTGTCGTGTGGACGGAAAAATTCATCTTCAACCAATTCAGGGTGATTGTTTGCCAAGTAATGGTAGATTGATTCATTTTTACCTACACGAATTCTACGAATATAGTAATCATTATGCCAAGCGTGAATACCTGATGATGTTCCTAAAGTTAATGAGGTTGTTCCTGCAGGTTTTACAGTTGTAGTACGAGCCGATTTATTGATACCAATTATTTCTGCAATTCTTGCGTTTTCTTCTTTAACCAACTTCGCAGCTTCTTTCATATCGTAACCCAAGACAACCCCTGAACCGATGCCTGTCATAGACACACCGATTAAAGCGTCTTTCTCAGTTGTTCTTTTCCAAATGTCACGAAGATAGTGGAAGTTAGTATAACCCGCCTGTAATGTTCCGATGAACGCCGCCGCTTTAACACGAGCATTTAGGTCTTCTTGTGAATCAATGTCAGAAACATTTACCTCACATAGGTTACAGAATTGATTTGGTCTCAATGCGATTTCACAACAAGGATTTGTTCCCCAATCTTTATCGTTAGTAAAATAGATGCCAGGTTCACCTGCACCTGAAGCCTCAACACGTTTCCACAAATCCATAAAGAATTCTTTTGTAATTTTGTGTCTAACCAATGCCGCTGAGTTGTTTGCTCTACCTCTTTGTGGATTTTGTTCCCACCAAGCACCTGACTTACAAGCAATCATTTCGTGGTCATCAGCACTGAATAAACTTATCAGAGCTGCTCTGCGAATCCCCCCTGCCAGAACGGCGTCTGCAATATGACAAACCATATCGTGAACTTCAATAGGACTTAGTTTTTCACCATCCTCTTTTGAATCCAACATAGTTGTTAACTTGTAGATACAATCTTTTAGTGGTTGTGGACCTGGTGCTTTACCACCTGAGGTTACAAGTTGAGCACCTTTCGCTCTGATATCTGAATAATCAAACACAATCGTAGATGATGCTTTACCAAAGTAAGACTTCATTAATACTTTAATTGCGTCTGCCCATCCTTCAATAGAGTCACCGATTAAAAATCTTGTGGTATATTTTGGGTTTGGTTTTCTAATCTCAGGTAGTTTTTCTACGTGATGTTTTTGAACTGAATACCCAACACCAGTTCCACCTAATAATAAGAACATTGTCTCAGAAAATGCATCCAAGTGGTCAATAGGTAGATAAGCACAATTGTAAATTCTGTTTGGAGAAATCTCAATTGGTTTACCACCAAATTGCATTGACCTCATTGAAGGTAATACTTTCTTGTCGTATACCATTTTGTATACTTCTTTTATTTCATCTTTCAATGATGGGTATTTTTTAATATGCATTTCCATATTACGGGTTACCAATTCTTCCCACGTTTCTCTTCTGTTTAATTCAGGTACGAATTTAGCGTACTTCATATAAACAGTCAAATCTGACAATATCTGTTGTGATGCGTCCATAATTCTTCTTTTTTTATTTTTTATATTAATGTTTTATTGTTTTCTTCTCTTTGTTTTCTTTTCTCCAATAGTTCTTTAACCCTATCTCTTTTTCTTTCTTCTTGTTGTTCCTCAAAACCTAAGAATGTAACCGATGATTCAGTGTCAATCTCAAGTAATTCGTTGTTAAATTTACAGTTCTCAAATACCACCCCATCTTTACCAATACGTGATTTGGTGATTGCAATTGTTGCCAAGTTCATTTCTTTTTGTTGTAATGTCTTAGCAACTGAAATGATAACGTGTCCCACTTGAGCCTTCTTGATTGAACCACCCATTTGGTCTGTAGTTACAACCTCAGAAGAGATTGATGACCTATTACCTTGAGTTGCGGTCCAACCAACTAACGATAGTTCGTGACACATTGCCTCAAACCCTCTCATTACCGAACCTTCTGCCTTCCACTCATCTTTACTTGAACTCTCAGGAACCACACAATCAATGTAGTCCAAAAGAACTAAGTCAATTTTAGTTCCATCAGCAATCATTTTTCTAATTTGATTTTTGATTTGATTCATTGTCATAGAATCTGAAGGTAATTTCTTTAAGATTAATTCATTCTTCATGGTTTCCTTAATCTCGGTAATTTTACCCATAACAGTTTCTTTGTGTTGAACCAAATTATCTGGTTCAATACCTGTCCAAAGTGTAAAGTGTTTACGTTGAACAATCTTTGGGTTGTCCTCAAAGAAAATTTGAAGAACATTATACCCAAGATTAAATGCCGTGTTTGCTATTTTTGTTAAGATGGTTGTTTTACCAACACCTGTCGGTGCCAAAATAACACCAATCTCACCTTTCGCTAAACCACCTTTTAATAGTTTATCAATTCCTGGTATTCCCATTGGAATTGGGTGTCTAAAGTCCTCATCAAGCACAGTTTCCAAGTTGGAGAAGATATCTGTAGTACCAGTATCTCTTTCTCCAACCTGTAAAGCCTCACGAACCAATCCTTCAACCTTATCGTAAGATTCAAAATCACCTTCGGTAATAATTTTTTGTGCTTTGTCCATCGCCTTTTGAAGTTCTTGTTGTTTACAGAACTTCAAAGCCTTTTCCTGAACGAACTGAGTTCCCTCAAATGGTGCGTCTTTAACTTGTTTGATTGTATCAAGAACGATTTTTGCAACTAATTCTTG